CGATGGCCCAGTACTACACGCTGCCCACCGCCATCGGCGAAGCGAAAATCGCCAACGCTATCGCCCTGGGCACGACTATCACCATCACCGAGCTCGCGATCGGCGACGGCGGCGGCACCACGCCGGTACCCGATAGCGATCGCACCGCGCTCGTCAATCAGGTGCGCCGCGCACCGATCAATACTTCAGTCGTGGATCCGGACAACCCCAACTGGATCGTGGTCGAGCAAGTGCTGCCGCCGGACATCGGCGGCTGGACGATCCGCGAGGTTGGCCTTTATGACGCCGACGGCGACCTGATCGCCTACGGTAACTACCCCGAGACCTACAAGCCGCAGCTCAGCGAGGGCTCCGGCCGCACGCAGACGATCCGCTTCGTGATGCAAGTCAGCGATACCGCCGCGGTCACGCTTAAAGTGGATCCCTCCGTCGTTCTCGCGACGCGGAAATATGTCGACGACGAGATCGCCGAGCACGCCGCGAGCCGCAACCACCCGCTGGCGACGACGACTGAAAAGGGGATGACCCAGTACGCCACGCTCCAAGAGCACCTCGATGGCCTACGCGCTGATCGAGCGGCCAAGCCGTCTGGGGTGAAGAGCGCGATCGATGCACGGATTGCCGACCAGCCCACCGTCGATGCCGGAGAGAGCGACTCTAAGTTCGTCACGCCGAAAAAGCTCAAGGCGTGGGCAGCTAAATGGGTGCGACAGGCGACAGAAACTGTCGCCGGAATGCTGAAAATCGCGACACAGGCACAGGTCGATGCCGGAAACGATGACACTTCGGCGGTAACCCCAAAAAAACTGCGCTTTGGCTTCTCCGTGAGCTTGGGTGTAAATGGCTATGTAGCACTTCCCACCTGGCTGGGCGGGGTCATATTCCAGTGGGGAAGAGCAATGATTATCGGTCCTGATAGCTCGGGCGAGCCCGGTAGCCCGACCACTTCAGTCGATCACATCCACGGCAGCACTGGGTACAGTATTGCTTGGCCCATTCCCTACCCATCTATGGTATTTAGTGCTGTAGCTACATCTCAAGGAGCCAGCGCGGAGGGAGTGGAGCTGGTGTGTGCAATCGGCGCGCTCGATCGGCTGCAGTTCAGCGGAAACGCATATCGAATAGCTGGCACTAATAAAACAGGCGAAGAAGCATATATTTCATTTATGTCTGTTGGTTATTAAGGAACTGAAGCATGCACTACAGCGCATCGACCAACTCGTTCTTGGATCCCGCTCTGAGAGAGCGATACACGCCGGCAGATTGGCCGAGCGATGCCAAGCCTGTCAGCGATGAGATATGGAGGACTTTCGGCCAGCTACCCCCACCGCCCGGTAAGAAGCGTGTCCCGAATGAGAGTGGTGATCCATCCTGGGCCGATCTGCCGGAACCGGAAGCACCGAATCGTAAGTCACTCATAACTGCTATCGATTTCGCAGCCGGCGCCGCACGCCTGCGCTACGTCAGCGCCGGTCAATTAATCGAAGAAGAGTACCGCCAGGCGTTGCACGCCGTCCGAGCGTGGCGCGCCGCCGGCAGCCCGGCCGATGACGTGCCGGCGGAGATCCAATCTGGTGCCGAGTACAGCGGCATCACGCACGAGGCCGCCGCCGTCGAGATCGAGCAGACAGCGGCAGATTGGGAAGGGGTGCTGGCCCTGATCCGTGACCTGCGCCTCAACGGCAAAGCGGCGGTCAAAGCGGCGGCCGATGACACGATCGAGAGCGTCGCAGCCGGATATATCGAGCAGCTCGACGCGATGAAGCCAGCCTTGGAAGGGTGATTGTCCCGAATAGGGTTACAGTCGCCTTTGCGCGCCCCTTATAGGTGGTTGAGGCAGCCGCCGGCTGCTAATCACGGAGGGGCTTCCTGTGCTCGACCTGCTGATTTAGCCAACCACCCAGCCCGCCACCCGGCGGGCTTTCAATTGTTACCACCTAGCCTAGCCAAGCCCTTACCTCTCCTAATCATGGTGCGCCTACAATCCCCTACATCCATTCGAGGTTCCGTAGATGGAGCTCTCCGCAATTGGCTGGCTAAGCCTGTGGTGGGTGTCGCGGCAGTACATGCGCGCAAGCATAATGAGGGTGTGCAGCTGCAGGGCTCGGTACGATCCATTTTCTCTATCTCGAACCGATGACCATGGGCATGGTAGTGACCCTCGGCAAGCTTGAATTGCTGAAACCCTAAATAGAAGAAGCCCGGTCGTGGGGACCAGGGCTTCGAATGCATCAGGCGTTGGCGCGCCTTCAACACAAGGAAATTACATGCCACATCGTAAACCAGGAAGGGCCACCATCCAATGGCTCATGTTCAAAGCCGACCTACCCGCCTCTCCTTTTGTCCGCTTCTGCCTTGGCCTGCTGATAGTGTCTCTGGGTATAGGCATGCTGCTTTTACTGGGTCAGCCAGTGCTGCTGGCATTGCTTGCCTAGGCTTGTAGCCCAGCCCGCCGCCCCGGCGGGCTCTCCCTCCCCGCCGTTGTAAACCCTCGATCTACAACCCCCATCGCTAGAGCCCAGCGACCGCGCGCGCAAGCATGGCAGCACGCATGCAAGGCACGCCCAGTGCCACCCGCCCAACCTGCGCAGGAGCTCGGCCATGCCGACCGATTACCATCACGGCGTGCGCGTCAACGAAATCAACGACGGCACGCGCACCATTCGAACCATCAGCACCGCGGTCATCGGCCTGGTCGCCACCGCACCCGATGCGGCCATCGGTACCGCCGCCGCGCTGACGCTGGCTTTCGTCACCGCAAACACCGGCGTGACGTACACCGCCGTCACCGCCGGCACTGCCGGCAACCAGATCCGCGTGCGCTATGTCGATCCGGAGGCCGCCTCGGCGGCGCTGGCCGTCAGCGTCGCCGGCAAGGACATCACGGTCACCCTGGCCACCGATCTCGACGGCAAGCTCACCTCCACGGCCTCCGACGTCGTTACCGCCATCAATGCCGACGCCAACGCCTCGGCGCTGGTCACCGCCGCGCTGGCAACCGGTTCGAGCGGCGCCGGCAAGCTACGCGCCGAGGGGTTCAACGCCCTCACCGGCGGCACCGACGATGCGTTCCCGCTCGATACGCCGGTGCTGGTCACCAACATTTTCGATGCGATCGGCAAGGCTGGCGACACCGGCACGCTCAAGCGTTCGCTCGATGCCATCGCCGACCAGGCCAAGCCCATCACCATCGTCGTGCGTGTCGCCGAAGGCATCGATGCCGCCGAGACCAAGGCCAATGTCATCGGCACCGTCACCGCCATGGGCCAGCGCACAGGCATGAAAGCCCTGCTCGCCGCCAAGCAACGCTTCGGCTTCTCGCCTCGCATCCTCGGTGTGCCCGAACTCGATGATGTCGATGTGGCCGCCGAACTGATCGGCATCGCCCAGCAGCTGCGCGGCTTCGCTTACGTCTCCGCCGGCGACAGCGTCACCATCGTCGACGCCATCAACTACAGAAATAATTTCGGCGCTCGCGAGGTGATGGTGATCTTCCCCCAGTTCACCGGCTTCGACACTGTCAGCGAGAGCACCATCCAGCTGTCCGCCGTGGCTCGCGCGCTCGGCCTGCGCGCCAAGATCGACGAGGAGGTCGGCTGGCACAAGACGCTGTCCAACATCGCCGTCAACGGCGTGACCGGCATCAGCCAAGACATTTTCTGGGACCTGCAGGATCCGGCCAGCGATGCCGGCGTGCTCAACGCTGCCGAGGTCACCACGCTGGTCAACCAGGATGGCTATCGCTTCTGGGGTTCCCGCACCTGCTCAGCGGATCCGCTGTTTGCCTTCGAGAACTACACGAGGACCGCCCAGGTCATCGCCGACACGCTGGCCGAAGCGCACATGTGGGCCGTCGACAAGCCCATGCACCCCAGCCTGGTGAAGGACATCATCGAGGGCCTCAACGCCAAAGGCCGCGAGTGGACGCGCCAGGGCTACCTGCTCGGCTTCAACGCCTGGTTCGACGAGACCATCAACACGCCCGAGGTGCTCAAGGCCGGCAAGTTGTACATCGACTACGACTACACCCCGGTGCCGCCGCTGGAAAACCTCATGCTGCAGCAGCGCATCACCGATCGGTACCTGGTCGATTTCGCCGCCCGCGTCGCCGCCGCCTAACAGGAGCAATCAGCCATGGCACTTCCCCACATCCTCAAGGACTTCAACCTGTTCGGCGACGGCAACAACTGGCAGGGCCAGATCCCGTCGCTCACCCTGCCCGAGCTCGCCCGTCGGATGGTCGAGTACGAGGGTGGCGGCATGGATGGCCCCATCGAGGTCGATCAGGGCAACCAGCTGCAGACGTTCGAATGGACCGCCGGCGGCATGATCACCGAGATCTTC